GGTATCTTAGGCACAAACATCCTGGCTGATTCAGCAGCTGTAATTGTTGATGTGTCTAACCAGGTAGATACCATTACTACTCAACGCGGTCGCAACGCTTCTGCTGATCAATTCCAATCAGGTAATCTATCAATGCGGATTGTTGATCAAAATGGTGATTTTAACCCACAAAATACTGCTAGCCCTTATTACGGTTTGCTAAGTCCAATGCGTAAGGTTCAAATAAGCGCAAGTTACTTAGGAGTAACCTACCCATTATTTTCAGGATTCATTACAGGATACAACACAACTACTCCTAAATATGTAGGTGATGTGGTTTATACAACCATCACAGCTGTAGATGCAATGCGTTTGCTTACCAATGCCCTAGTAACAACAGTTACAGGAGCAGTCGCAGGTGAGGATACTGGCACTCGCATCGGCCGCGTGTTAGACACCATTGGTTGGCCAACATCAATGAGATCTATTGCCACAGGTCAAACCACAGTTCAAGCAGATCCGGGTACTGCTAGAAGCGCGTTAGCAGCTTGTCAGACCCTACAAATTACCGAGTATGGCGCATTTTATATTGATCCCAATGGCATCGTTACTTTTAAGAATCGTAGTTATTGCACATCTAGTCCTAATGGTACTCCAGTTTATTTTAATGACAACGGCACCAACATTTCATACTTTAATGCGTTTTGGGTATTCAATGATTCTCAGATAGTCAATCAGGCAAGCATTACCGCTACTGGTTTGGCCACTCAAAGTGCGACTAATACAGCATCCGTTGCCAAGTACTTTGCCCATTCATATACTCAGACTGATTTATTGATGCAGACAACTACAGATGCTTTGAATTATGCCCAGGCTTATGTGGCTAGCCGAGCTGAGACTACAAGCCGAGTGGATGCAATCACCCTAGATCTTTACACAAACAACTACACCACAGGCACAGTTGCCGCCTTGGATCTTGATTACTTTGATCCCATTAGCGTTACTACCACTCAACCTGCAGTTGTAGGCACATCAAGTCTTACTAAAAACCTTCAGGTATTTGGAGTCCAGCATCAGATAACTCCAAACTCATGGAAAACAACATTCACCACCCTAGAGCCAATTATTGACGGATTCCTGATAGGATCTGCCTTATATGGTGTCTTGGGTACAAACACACTAAGTTACTAAGGAGCAATAATGGCATCAGGATTTCCAGCTGCAACCGGTGATGTACTCACCAGCACAATGTTCAACGGCTTAACTAGCTTCACAGTAGGCACAGCTCAGACAGCCGATTACACACCAGTATTAAATGATCAATATCAGGCTTTGGTTTTAATGAACAAAGCCACAGCTATTAACTTTACTATTCCAACCAATGCTAGCGTTGCTTATCCTGTTGGTACTGCCATAACAGTATTAAACATTGGTGCAGGTGCGCTGACTATTAAAGCTGTTACATCTGGTACTACAACAGTTTTATCAGCTGGAGCAACTGCTGCTCAACCAACAGTTGCACAATATAAAACAGCGGTTTGCATCAAGACTGCAACCGATACTTGGTATGTGGTAGGCGGCATTGCTTAATACAGTATTAGGCAGTTTTTCTAGCGGGGTAGCGGCTTCTACCAATTCATACGAGTCTATTGCTACTGCAACCGGCACAGGTTCAAGTGGAACAATTACTTTCAGTTCAATACCTGCTACTTACAGCCATTTACAAATTAGATGTATTGCTCGTACTGATACAGGCTTTAGCACCGACTATATCCAATTTAGATTTAATAGTGATACTGGTAGTAATTACACATATCATGGTATAGAAGGTGATGGTTCAGCTGCATCAGCATTTGGTGGAACTAGCCAAACTATTGGACTTGATACAAATATAACAGGTGGCGGAGCAGCTTCTAACATTATTGGAACGGCAATTATAGATATATTAGATTATGGCAATACGTCTAAATATAAAACAGTTCGCACAATAGGCGGACAAGATTCTAATGGTTCTGGACAAATTAGATTCATGTCTAATTTATGGCTATCAACATCAGCAATAAATAGAATTGATTTAACTTCTTATCGCTCTGCAAATTGGACAACTCAAACAGTTTTTGCTCTATACGGAATTAAAGGAGCATAATGGCTAGTACATATGAAAAAATAGCAACGCAAAGTGTAAGTGGTAGTTCAACTACAAATGTTACTTTTAATTCTATTAGTGGTTCATATACCGATTTAGTGTTGATTGTTAATGCTAAATTAGCAGCCAGCAATAATATAAGTTTAAGATTTAATTCTGACACAGCATCAAACTATTCATATACTTATATATTTGGATCAGGTTCGGCAGCATCTAGCGGTAAAGCTTCTAGTACAACATATATATATGGTGGCAGTACTTCTACTACCGATTACGATACACATATTGTTAACATAAATAACTACTCAAATACTTCTACAAATAAAACTGCTTTGATAGAATCGGCCGTTACAAGTATTGGAGCGTCTGCCTGGGTTGGTTTATGGAGATCAACCAGTGCAATAACTTCAATAGATGTCAGTTTTCTTGGAAATATTATTTCAGCAGGTTCAACATTTACTATCTATGGAATCTTAAAGGCATAAAATGGCAACCACATATACTTTAATTGCAAGTTCAACTGTTGGTTCAGGTGGTGTAAGTAGCATTGATTTTACTTCAATACCTTCTACATATACTGATTTAAAACTAGTTTTATCTTTAAGAGGAAATGTTGCCACTACTGATGATTATGTAAATATTCGTTTTAATTCAAGTAGTGGTGCAAATTATTCCAACAGGTATTTGCAGGGTGATGGAACGGCATCAGGTTCAGCACAATCAGGGTCATTTACCGCTCAGACTTATAATTACGCTTTCCAAATTAACGGAGCAAATGCAACCGCTAGTTCATTTGGTAATGTTGAGTTATACATACCAAATTACCTTGCTAGTACAGGAAAATCTTCTTTAAGTTTTGGCGCGGCAGAGTCCAATGTAACAGTTTTTAATAATAGACAAATAGCCTTAAACGCAGGTTTATGGAATCAAACAGCAGCCATAACTTCAATTAACCTAAGTGTTGGATCATCAACGCTATGGGTTCAATACTCAACCGCTTATCTATATGGAATATCTAACGCATAAGGAGAAAAAATGCCAACCAAAATAATTGTAGATTGTTCAACAGGTGAAACCACCGAGGTTGAACTAACTGCAGAAGAAATCAAAGCAAACGCTGAGGCAACTGCTAAGGTTGAAGCCGATCGTAAAGCTAAGGAAGTAATTACTGAGGCTAAAGCAACTGCTAAGGCTGCATTACTAAAAAAATTAGGAATTACCGAAGCAGAAGCAGAATTGTTAAATGCCTAATACAGCGCAAAAAACAGTTACAACCACAGCTACATTATTAGTTACAGCTAATAGAGCAGATCAGTTGGTTTATCTTCATTCATCATCTGGCACAATTTATTTAGGTGATGCAAGTGTTACGGCATCGACAGGATACAAAATGGATAATGGTGATAAGTTATCCATGCAATTATCTGATAATGAAGCACTTTATGGAATTACTTCATCTGGTACTGCAACCATGATGGTGATGGCTACTATAAATTGAAACCATGGTTATGCAAGGCTGGCGTACAGCTGAGGGAGCAGATCGATGATTGGTTCCCGGATCGGGATCGTAAAAGTGATGGATGGGTGGGTGATAGTAAGCATGCCTCGAGAATCTCTGATCACAATCCAGACGAGTCCGGGTGTGTACGAGCCATTGATATTGATTCTGACCTGGGTTCACAAAAAGGGCTCTCGCTGTATCTTGCTGACCAGCTCAGGGATCATGCGGAAACCGATAAACGCATTTCTTACATAATTCACAAAGGCAAAATAGCAAGCCCTAAAGCAGGTTGGGCATGGCGTGATTACAAGGGCATCAATAGACATGATCACCACATTCATGTCAGCTTTACAAAACTGGGCGATCAAGACAATACATATTTCCAGATTCCACTTATAGGGGGAAAAATATGAAATTAAACAAAAAATCCAAAGCCGCACTTAAATCATATTTAAGAGCTATAGCAGCATCTGGCATTACAGTTGCACTCGCTATTGCTGGCGATGTTAAGCCTGAATACTCTGTCCTTTTAGGTGCTGTTATAGCACCCTTAATAAAAGCCTTAGATCCTAAAGATACTGATCTAGGTGTCAATGCTGAGTAATGTCTGTCGAATCATGGGTCGCTATTGCCGTTGGCATAAGTACCTTAATAACCAGTTTCTTTATGGCTCTACGATGGGTTATTAAATCTTATTTATCTGAGTTAAAACCCAATTCAGGTTCATCAATAAAGGATCAAATAAATCGACTGGAAAAGCGTGTCGATGATCTATTTATTCTAATCAGCAAGTCATAATTTTAATCATGGCGAACACACGCAAGACTCCTAAGCGCAAAAAGATCAATAGGCGTATCGTTCGCCATTCTCCCGAGCCATTGAGTAAATTAGATCAACACTATACGGCTTTGCATGAATGCTATAAAGCAGCTCGGAAAGCAGGGTTTACACCTGAACACGCCTTCTGGTTAATGACCGAGCATAAGACTTTCCCTGATTGGATCGTAGGCGATGGCGGGATCATTCCTTCCATAGATCCAACTGACGATGAGGATAACGATTAAGCGATACTTAGTAATAAGTGATCTCCAAATCCCATACCACCATGAAGCAGCTGTAAAAAATGTTATCAAGTTTGCAAAACGCGAGAGATTTGATAGCGTATTATGCGTTGGTGATGAGATTGACTTTCAAACCATTAGCCGATGGGCTGAAAAAACACCTTTGGCTTATCAACAAACTTTGGATGATGATCGTTCGGCAACTCAG